CGGAGAAATAAAAGAAATAACATCAGAAACATATAAAAGTATAGCGGATAAGGGCTACTATAGAAGAACTAAGTTAGAGTGGAACCTCCTAGGACCCTCCGAAGATGAAACAGTAAATGGGTACATATATCCTGGAGCAATAGCAAGGAATAGAGACGTTGTATCACAAGCTGAAGAAGTTATACCTGGTATGGCAGAATTTTTATCTGACCTAAAGCAATTTGTAGTTGAAGAAGCTTCTAAATTCAAACAATTAAAGAAAGAAAAGAACGAAGTTACTACCTTAGAAACTAGAGGACTTACTATAGTTAACGCATCTAATAAAAAAGTAATAGAACAAGAAGAATTACCACCACTTCCTGAACTTCCTCAATCAGAAGCCAATGCTGGAGAAGCAGCTGCAAACGAAGGAGCACAAAGTGCCGATTCAACATCAGCATACGCTAAATCATTAACATGGTATCAGGCTCAAGTAGGAAATCCTAGTGCTGAAAGATCATGTGGTTCTTTCGTTCCGGTAAGTATGAAGGTATACAATCAAGAAGGACCTTTATTAGATGATGAAGGTAATCCTAAGAAAGATGTTAAGTACTATAGAACTAAAAATGCTGTTAATGGGAACGTATACTATCCAGTTAGAAGGATACCTAATATCAACCCGAAGATACAATCACCAGAATCTTACAACCTTTACTACACTATTCGCGTAGAAGGATATGGAGACTATACTGCAAAGATTGATAGAGACGGAAAACTTTATGATATAAAACAATGTTAAGTTTGATCTTAACAGAATAGTTCGTATCTTAAGTAAAAGGTTATAATAAATGTTTTATATAGTAGAAAATAAGCAGCAGCTAGATAGACTGCGAAGCTATCCGGATACCGATGTTTATGTAGATGTAATTTCATCTAACGATAACTTCCATCCTAAACTTACCACAACTGTAGCAGTCTACATTAGGCCCTTGGATGATACCGGCGGGTACATTATCCCTATAAACCATGATGAAGGATTAAATGTAGAAAAAGCAGAAGTATTTGAGATACTTAAAGCTTACAGGAAAGTCTATGTTTTAGATAAAAAGAACTTACTATACCATTTCCCGCTTATAGACGCAATTGATATTAACCTTTGGAGAGCTTTCTGGTATTACGAAAAGCTTGAACTACCTAGTAAATTATCGACAATAAATTGGTTCTATAATAAGTTTAAAGACTTTGATAATGTAAATCAGATAATACCTTTATCTAAACTACATGAACAAAGTGAAAAAGTATTTGATGTAATAGAGAAGTATATTGAAGAACCTAAAGAAGAAACTTTTAAGTTCTATAATGATGTTGCTGTTAAGGTATTTTACTTACTAGAACAACATGGATTAAGAGTTATATATCAACCGTTTATAGACTTATTTAAACCTAATACACCACGGTTTAATATACAGGATAATATAGCTTATACATACTACAATCTATATAACAGTACTTCAAGACCTACTAACGCATTTAATAGTGTAAACTTTGCAGCTATACCTAAAGAAGAAGAGTACAGAAAAGCCATTATTCCTCAGTATGATTGCTTTGTTGAATTTGACTTTGACGGGTACCATCTACGATTATTATCAGAGCAGATTGACTTTAAGATAGAAGGAGAATCAGCTCACAAAGCCTTAGGAAAGTATTACTTTGGTAAAGAAGATATTACTCAAGAAGAATACCAGGAAGCTAAACAGATAAACTTCCAGGCTATCTACGGTAGAATACCAGAAGGATATAAAAATTTAGAGATTTTTATCAAGATTCAAAATTATATTAACTACTTATGGAGTGAGTTTTCTAAAGGAGAAGCACGTACTCCTATCAGCAATAAGCCGTTTAATCAGAATCTAAAAGATATGCATCCGCAGAAACTTATGAATTATATTATGCAATCGTTGGAAACTGCAAGAAATGTCCTTATATTAAAAGAAGTGTTAAAGTATCTTAGAGATAAAAAGACTAAAATAGCTTTATATACTTACGATGCAATACTTTTTGACTATGCTAAAGAAGATGGAGAGCATATACTTAACGAATTAGCATTGATACTAAGCGAAAATAAGAAATACCCAGTTAAAATAAAAACATCAGAAAACCTGGTTTTGTAAAACCTTTTAATATTTATAATTACACAATGGAAAATGTTATGTCTCAAAGTCGATTCGATTACGATATCGATCAAATATATTTAACTGAGGATATGAGTAATAAACTGTTCTGCACTTTCTCCACAGGAGAGGAATTGGATGCAACAATAGAAAATATAGTACAAAAATATAGAATAATCTACAATAAGATATTTGTTTTATATTCAAAAAGCCAAGATGAATACATCTGTACCTACAATGTAGATTTTGGCAACGTTTCTAACTTCATCGATAATACTATTCTAGTACATCGCAAGAAAGAAGCAAATACCCTTTATACGATTAACGCACTTAATACCCTAATCAAAGAACTTAATGACGGAGTGTTAGATACTTCTTTTAAGATTAACTGGACTGATTACAAGAATTGTATTCTATTAACGAAAGGTCCGGAATTAAAAAGAGTAAATACTAAATTATTTAAGATCGTAGAGTTGGAGAATTGAGAGTAATTTCGTATATTTAATAAGTTATAAACAATTAAAGTTATATTATGAATCTAGATGCAATCAAAGCAAAGCTGTCTGCGTTGAATAACGGCGGACAAGAAAGAGAGAAAGTAGACTATTCAGCTACCTTCTGGAAACCTGAAATTGGAAAAAGCACTATTCGTATTGTACCTTCTATGTATGATCCTAATCTTCCATTTAAGGAAGTAAAGTTTCACTATGGAATTGGTAAATACCCTATGGCCGCTTTATCTAACTTCGGAAAACAAGATCCTATTGAAGAATTCATTAAGGAATTAAAGAAGACTTCAGATAAGGATAACTGGACATTAGCCGGTAAACTTAACCCCAAGACACGTATTTTCGCTCCAGTAATCGTAAAAGGTGAAGAAGAGAAAGGTGTTCGTTTATGGGGATTTGGTGTAACGATCTACAAAGCGTTATTAGCATTAGCTCAAGACGAAGAAGTAGGAGATTACACAGACGTAATGAATGGATGGGACTTAGTAGTAGAAGTTGCTGCTGGTAACCCATACCCAACCACATCGGTTCGTATTCGACCTAAGCAGACTCCATTATCAGATAATGCAGCACAAGTTGACTTATGGTTAAAGAACCAACCACACCCTGTTGAGATTCATACTCAATATGATTATGAGTTCATTAAAAAGCAATTACAAAATTACTTAACTCCTGGTTCAGCAGATGAGGAAACTCCAGCAGCTCCTCCAGCAGACAACCTGACTCAGACTTTAGGAAGTCATTCAACTGACTTTACTTTAGAAACTGCAGCTCCTGGTTTGAAAGACACGGTAAGTAAATTTGATGACCTTTTTAACGAATAAAATAAATGGCAAAAAGCGCAACAGCAGAAAAAGCATCTGCTATAGTAAAGGGTGGATTTAACTTAGGAAATTTTAAGAAGAAAAAAGGTTTCGCTAATGCTTCGGTAAAGTTCAAAGAGCAAGGATGGATTCCTCTATCAAAAGCTTTTCAAGACATTACGTCTATACCAGGCATACCTACGGGGCATATTACCCTGCTCCGTGGGCATAGCGACACCGGCAAGACTACTGCATTACTTGAAGCAGCAGTATCCGCTCAAAAGATGGGAATACTCCCGGTATTAATCATCACTGAGATGAAATGGTCTTGGAGTCACGCTAAAGAGATGGGTCTACAATTTGAAGAAGTTGTAGATCAAGCAACTGGTGAGATTACAGACTACGAAGGTTTTTTCCTTTACGCTGATAGAGGTACGTTAAATACTATCGAAGATGTAGCATCTTACATAGCAGACCTTTTAGACGAACAAGCTAAAGGAAACCTACCTCATGATTTATGTTTCTTCTGGGATTCAGTAGGATCTGTACCATGTGATTTATCTGTTAGATCTAATAAGAATAATAACGAATGGAACGCAGGTGCAATGTCTACTCAGTTTGGTAACAACCTCAATCAGAAGATTCTCTTATCTCGAAAAGAAGGATCTCCATACACTAATACTCTAGTAGCTATTAACAAAGTATGGACACAGAAACCAGACTCACCGATGTCGCAGCCAAAATTACAAAATAAAGGCGGTATGTCGATGTGGTATGATGCAACATTAGTAATTACATTCGGTAACATCACTAATCCAGGAACTTCTAAGATTAAAGCTATTAAAAGTGGCTTACAGGTTGAATTTGCTAAAAGAACAAATATACAAATCGAAAAGAATCATATTGAAGGTGTACAAACAAGAGGAAGAATTGTAATGACCCCTCATGGTTTTATTGCAGACGATAAGAAAGCAATCGATAAATATAAAGATTCCCATAAGGATCACTGGTTGAAACTTTTAGGATCTATTGATTTTAGTCTAGTCGAAGAAGGTGACATGGAAGAAGATGAAATCCTACCAAACCTATTAGACGATTAATGACAGACTATAGCAAAATTATAAACAATCTTAAAGAGTCCCCGCCTAGAGAGTTAAACGATCATATCTTGATCATAGATTCTATGAATACATTTATTCGTAGCTTCTCAACACTCAGAGCAATGAACCCTCAAGGCCACCATATCGGTGGTCTTGTAGGCTTCCTTAGATCTCTAGGATTTTTAGTACGTACAGTAGACCCTACAAGAGTAGTTTGCGTGTTTGATGGTAAAGGTTCTTCTACTAATAGAAAGAATATAGATCCAAACTATAAAGCACAAAGACAACATACAAGGATTACTAATTGGGGTATGTATGAGAATAAGCAAGAAGAGTATGAATCACTTTCTGCTCAA